CCGCTCTTCTGAGCAGCCTTTAAGAAGTCCTTCACCGGCGGCACATCCTCGCCGCTTATCTCCGCAGGCTCCGGAAGGTCGATGACCGTTGCCGCAAGCCCGCTGTCGATCTTTTCCGTCAGGGCTTTGGACTTCCTGCCGGAACCGACCCTTGCGCCGCCGCGCATAGTCCCGTCTTTGGCCATTTTCCTTCACCTCAATTCCCTGCCGGGGTAATACCCCGTTTGATTTCTTGTTTTTGTGCGTGTGACCCCCGCGCCGTTCCCTGGAGAATATACGCGCGGGGATTTTCACTCCCCCTCCGGTCTCTTTCCCCACCGGTCTCCCCGCTCCGCGTGTATGCGTGAGTGACACGACTTGCACAGCGCGATCAGGTTGCTCCTATCGTGCGTGCCACCTTCACTCAGCGGCTTCTTATGATGGATCTCTTCCGTAGGTACTATCACTCCACGCTCGAAGCACAGCTCACAGAACGGATGCTCCGCAGCATACTTGTCACGGATCCTTTTCCACGCTCTCCCGTAACGCCTCTTTGTCCGGGGATCACGCCCATACTTTTCATACTCACGGTTCACTTGTGCTTGGTGTTCCGGGCAGTACCTCCCATCCGTCAGGTTGGGACAGCCCGGATAAGCGCACGGCTTCTTCGGTTTCCTCGGCATCTGTCCACCTTCCTTCCCATAGAAAAAGCCGCCACGGTTTTTCCTCCGCAACGGCTTCCTCATCTTTCACTTTTGCCATCTTAACAATATCACATAGGCTTACTGTATCGAACTTGATTTTACTGTATTGTTTCCGGAATCTTGATTTCATCCAGCGCATTCCGGTGTAAGCGGAATACATTGTCGATACCGTACCCAAGCTCGATAGCGATCTCTTCCCATCTCATATAGGACAGGTACCTAAGTTCCAATATCGTCTGAAGCTCCGTACTCTCCACAGCCTTTATCCTGCGGATGATATCCTTCTTCAGTTCCACCAGTTTTATCATGTCTTGGTTGATCTCCGTTTCCAGTTCGATGATCTGGATCACGGCGTCCTCCAAACGGGAATGACCCTTGTTTGGATTTCTCGGCATATCCGAATATGTCACGGTCGCCTTCGTCGCCAGGTCATGAAGATCCTCAATCTGCCCCAGCTTGCTCTCTATCCTCTGGTTTAATCCAAAAGCCTGTGATAAATATTTCTTGGCTTCCTGTTGATGTCTGTTCATAAACTACCTCCGATCGGGTTTATTTTTCTTCCCTCGGATCGACTCTGATTGTCTCACTTCTTCCTGAAGCCTCCGGATCAGGTACTCCCCGTCCACGGATGTTAATTGGCTGTACCAGCCGGAACGGAAAAACCTCTCGATCTCCAAAGCCTCATTTATGGCATCCCTGTTCCTCGGATGCGCCTTTATCTTCTTCAACGCCACCCTGTAATCCGTGACCGCCTGAAGGATGATCGCGTTGGCAAGTCTCTCATACGGATCCTCAGCCAGATTCTTATTTCCCGCCATAGGCACTTACCTCCGCTTTCACGGCATCGATCAGTGCCGACTGCGTATGGTCTTTCATTTCCAGCACCTTCAGGATTCTTTCATCCACGGTACCGGCAGTAATGATATGGATCACGGTAACTGTCCCGGAAGTCTGACCCTGACGCCATAATCTGGCTATCGTCTGCTGATACAGTTCCAGACTCCATGTGATACCGAACCATACAATCACATTTCCGCCTGATTGCAGGTTCAGCCCGTGACCAGCGGAAGCGGGATGTATCAAACCGACCTGAAGCTCTTTTGCATTCCACTTTTCAATACTCTTGTCGGAATCCAGCTTCTCATAAACGACCTTCAGCTTATTCAGCCTCTCGATGATCCTTGCAAGGTCATGTTTGAACCAATACGCCACCAGAATCGGCTTACCGTTTGCGGATTCGATCAGATCCTCCAAGGCATCCAGCTTTCTCTCATGGAAAGCATTCACGGAACCATCGTCATCATAAATAGCCCCGTTAGACAGCTGACACAGCTTCCAGGATAAGGAAGCAGCGTTCGCAGCCGTGATCTCGCCTCCCGGAAGCTGTAAAACCAGCTCATCCTTCATTTCCTCGTACTTTTCACGCTCATCTTCATCCAGATAGACCCTGTATTCCGTACTCAGAAGCTCCGGCATATCCAAATAGTCCGTCGCTTTCATGGAAATGGTGATATCGGAGATCTTGTCGTAAATCCTCTCTTCAGCACCCGGCAGAAGCTTATAGGAATACACGATCGGACCGTTCACCCTGTCAGGCTTGAAATAGTTGACCCTGTACTGGCTGATAAACCTTCCAAGGCGTTCTCCCATGTCCAGAACCTTGAACTCCGCGAATAAATCCATCAAACCGTTTGAAGAAGGTGTTCCAGTCAGCCCTACAATGCGCCGGATCTTCGGTCTTACCTTCATAAGCGCCTTGAACCTCTTCGCCTGCCAGTTCTTAAAGGAAGAAAGTTCGTCCACGACCACCATGTCATAATCAAACGGCAGGCCGCTTTCCTCGATCAGCCAGGGGACATTCTCACGGTTGATAATGTAGATATCCGCATCCGCCTTTAATGCCACCAGCCTCTCCGCAGCCGTTCCGACCGCTATGGAATACCGGATACCGTTCAGGTGATCCCACTTTTTGATCTCATCGGACCATGTATTTCTTGCGACCCTCAGCGGCGCTATGATCAGAACCTTCGCTACCTCAAAACTGTCATACATCAGCTCATTCAGCGCGGATAACACAATGCTCGTCTTACCCATACCCATATCAAGCAGTATTGCGGCGATCGGATTCCTCTTTATGAACTCGATCGCATATTTCTGATATTCATGTGGCTTGTATCTCATCTAAAATCCCTCCGATTTGCTCGATCCCATCAAGTATGTATGTGTGGAATCCCAGTTTTTCCAATAATCTATGTCTCGAAACCTGCAAGGCTCTCGGCTTCTCGCCAGGTGCCTTCACTTCCACTAATCCGAAATGCTTACCCGGCAGGAAGACTAATCTGTCCGGCACCCCGTCAAATCCCGGCGACACCCACTTAGGACAGATGCCGCCGCGCCTCTTAACCTCTTGCACAAGTCTCCGTTCTATGGTTTTTTCCCTCATTGCCAATCCTCCATCACACTACCGGTGACAGGTGGTGACAGGCATTTCATAAACCCTCTATATAAGGATTCTCAGCCTTAAAAATCGCCTATACGGGGTTTTAGAATAACCTGTCACCGACCGTCACCCTTACAGGAAATCCTGACCCTCTTTGAGCTTCAAACCATAGAAAAATGCGCCTTTCTTGGTCTTACGCTTGCTGAACCCTGCATTTTCCAGAGCGGAATTAAAATCACCGTTTTGTCTCGTAAACTCGCCGTTCTGGACAGCGTATGCCCTGTATGCCTGATACAACTCCCCGGACTTTTCCGTATAGGAAGCATCCACGTCACAGCACTCGCTGATAAAATGCCCCAGCCAGTCGTTCTCTTCGCGGTATGCGTTGATCGCATCCTGTACGCACTTCGGAAGCCTGGTCTTGAACCCTGCATCAATCGCCTTCTTCGCGCCTTCGATCACCCACTTCAGGATGTAGCCGCCGGCCTTCTCATAAAGGAAATCCGCATAATTCTTGATGTCGCTGTCACCGACGATCTTCGCATTGAAGGGGATTACGATCAGCCTGCGCCAGATACCGTCATCATTAGCCCCGACCTTAGGAAGATGGTTGGTATAAAGGACCAGCGTGTGGCTCGGAACGAATGCAAACGGCGCCTTGTACTTCTTTTCAGCGAAAATCTCATCCGTAGAGCAAAGCTGCTTCACCACCGCGGTATTGAGCCTCATTCCTTCTTCCATCTCGGAAGCGATGATCAGACGCTTACCCTTAAGCTCCGCCATTTCCGGCTTCACATTCCTCTTGCATCCGACCGTCAAGGTCTCCGCCGACAGCTTGCCGCTGTAGGTGCCAAGCACCCGTGAGATCGTGTTCCAGAACGTGGACTTGCCGTTGGCCCCGTTACCGTAAGCGATAATGAGATGTTCCTGATAAACCTTGCCGACCGCCGCCATTCCAACGACCATCTGCACATACTCGATCAGTTCCGTATCCCCGCCGAAAAACAGTTCCAGGCACTGATCCCACAGTTCCTTCCCATCATCTGACGGAGAAACATTCGTGATCTTCGTGATCAGGTCTTCCGGGTTATGCGGCTGCTCGCCTGCGATGCCTTTTGACAGGTCATATGTCGCATACGGCGTATTGAGCAGGTTTTCATCCTTATCCAGATCAGACACGCTCACCGCCAGCATCGGCTTCGCCGCATTCAGGGCGGACACAACATATTTGTAATCCCGTCTCTTCATGACGAACGCCAGATAAGTCTTCGCGCCCATCAGCATGAACAGAAGCTTCAGGTTGTCGGTATCCACCGCCTTTTCAAGCGTCTTGCCGCCTGCCTTGATCGCCGCTTCATCCACGCCTGCTGCCAATAGTGCCTTCTTGGCGGTCTCCACATATTCCAGTGCATCCGCAAGCTGCAGATCCAGGAACTCTTCCATAGCACCGACCGCAAGCTGTCTCTCTTCGATCCAGGCGTCGCCGTCATACCTGAGATAATCCGTCGCATCCGAATACCTGAGTTCTTCGCCGTATTCCTTTGTCAGCATCTTCGCCTGGCCGATATCCGAATAATCCTCCGGCTTTAAGCAGCCCGCCTTAAAATCTTCGTTATATTCATCCGGCTGCACATATCCCGGCTGAGTCTTCACCTTGTTCCTGTAGAACTTCAACGCCGAATACCAGATGGTCTTCAGTTCTTCATTCTCCAAAGGCGGATCACACTTCACCGCTTCATCCAGGAACACCTGCTTTGCCTTTTCCGTCTCTCCGAACCTCTTCAGCGCCCGTCCTGCGAAATGGGAAAGTGTCTTATTCCTTGTCCCCTGCATAATGGCGCCGCCGGAATAACCGCTCCCGGTCTCAGGCTCTTCATCCTCAGGCTCAGGATCCACTTCTTCATCGATCGTCACCCAGCCTTCATGCCAGACAACCTCATCCGGATCGGACCCGAAAATGAACCTCGCCGCATCCAGCGCGTTGTCATCGAAAAACGGATAAGCCTTCTGTATCGCCCTCTTGACCGCCGCATAATGCTCGGCGTCTTCCGTCTCTTCAATCGGGAAGTAAACATGGAACTTCGGTCTCGCAGCCCTGCCGTCTTTTTCTTTCATATGATTCCTGCTTGGCGCCGCTGCATAACTGACCTCTTCAAAGAGCGTTTCCAGCTTCTCGAAGGTGATCCATTCGGCAGGATCGTCGGAGTGATCGTTATCACAATCCATGACGATGACATTTGACTTCAGGAAATTACTGATATTGCGGTAGTCCTTCCTGAACTCCCCGCACACATGGTCAAAACGGACCGCGTCCTTCAGTGCTTCCCCTGTCGTGATCTCTTTCCTGTTCGGATACACGCAGTTCTTAGCGTCCGCAGTCACGTTTGCCGTCTGTAAAACAAAAAACATATCTCTGCCTCCTGTTATCTGCTTATTAAATTGGTTGCTGTCCGTATCTGCTCTATGACCCTCAATGGAACCACCCCTTCCCTGCGAAGTAGTAAAGCCAAACCTGGCTTTCCGAAGGTCTAGGTATGAGTCCGGGCAGTTTTCCGATTTTTTCAGAACTTTTTTCAAAAGTTTTCGCGTGAGGCAGAACCGCTTCCTTTTATAAAGAAAAATCCGACCATCCCCGGCCGGAATTTTTTTGCCCGAAAATCGGAAAACCCGTTCATCTCATACCTAGACCTCCGAAAGATGCAGATACCGATCGGCTCCAAAATTTTTTTCAGGAAAAATCGGAAAACAGCACTTTCTCATACCTAGACCACCAGAACAGGGAAACGGAGGTGCAACGATGAACGACAGAACTATTGATTAAGCCGCCCCGGTAATCACTGAGGCGGCAGACACGAACCTTGATAACCAAATATTCAGAAATAAGGAGAATGACAACATGAGCAAAATGAGCGAATTGTCACAGGTCCTGGATGATCTCATCTCCTGTGGCGAAAAGATGATTCAGACGGCAAATGCCATTAAGGAATGCTTTTCAGAGGATTCCGCTCCCGCTGCAGAGCCTAAGAAGAAGCCTGCAAAGAAGGAAGCGAAAGCCCCGGAACCGGAAACACCTTCCTACTCCAAGGAAGACGTCAGAGCCCTTCTTGCCGCAAAGGCAAACGAAGCCGGCGGACAGTTCAAGTCTCAGGTTAAAGCCATCGTAAAGAAATACGCGGACGGCGGAAGCCTCACGGACGTTCCCGCGGAAAGCTACCCGGCACTCGTGAAGGAAGTGGAGGGATTAAAAGATGCCTAGACACGCATACCTCTCCGCCTCAGCTTCCCACAGGTGGCTCTCATGCCCGCCATCGGCAAAGCTATGTGCGGAGATCAATGACGAAGCTTCTCCATATGCCCAGCAAGGCACCGATGCCCATGAGCTGTGTGAGTACAAAGTTCTTCATGCGTTAGGCCAGGATATAAAAGACCCGACGGAGAACCTGGATTTCTTCGATACCGAAATGGACGATTGCACCGATGAATACTGTTCCTACGTTATGGAGCAGTACGAAAAGGCAAAGCAGTTATGCAAGGATCCGCAGGTTTTGGTAGAGCAGAGGCTGGACTTCTCCAAGTGGGTACCGGACGGTTTCGGAACCGGCGACTGTCTCATCATAGCGGACAAAGTCCTTCAGATCATAGATTTCAAATATGGTCTTGGAATCTTGGTGGAAGCTGAGAACAATCCGCAGATGATGTGTTACGCCCTCGGAGCCCTGGACACCTACGACGGGATCTATGACATCGAATCCATAGAGATGACGATCTTCCAGCCAAGGCGTGAGAACATCAGCACCTTCACGATAAGCAAGGAAGACCTGCTTACATGGGCGGAAGAAATCCTGAAGCCCACCGCAGAGCTCGCCTATAACGGCGAAGGCGAATTTACCGCCGGCGACCATTGCCAGTTCTGCAAGGTCAAGGCAACCTGCCGCAAAAGGGCTGAGTACAACATGGAGCTTGCAGCTTACGATTTTCAGCAGCCTGCGACCCTGGATGAAACAGAGATAGCAGCCATCCTTCCCCGGATTGATGATCTGGTGGCATGGGCGGGCGATATCAAGGAATACGCACTCCAGCAGGCGATCAGCGGAACAGAGTATCCCGGATTCAAGGTAGTTGAAGGCAGATCGATCAGGAAATACACGGATGAGGCAGCAGTCGCTTCCGCCGTGACAGATGCCGGATACGACCCTTATGAGAAAAAGGTACTCGGAATCACAGCAATGACTTCCCTTCTCGGGAAGAAGAAATTTGAAGAACTTCTCGGCGGAATGATCATGAAACCGCCCGGAAAACCGACACTTGTGCCTGAGTCAGACAAAAGACCGGCACTTAATACAGCCAAAAATGATTTTAGCGAAGAATAAGGAGGAAAAAATCATGGCAAACAAAGTATCTATCCCTACCAAAGTTATCACCGGAGTCAATACAAGATGGTCCTATGCCAATGTCTGGGATCCGAAGAGCATCAACGGAGGAGCGCCTAAGTACAGCGTCTCCCTTATCATCCCGAAGTCCGACACCGCTACCATCGCAAAGATCAAGGCCGCCATCGAAGCCGCCTATGAGGAAGGCCAGAGCAAGCTTAAGGGCAACGGCAAGTCCGTCCCTGCACTCTCCGCCATCAAGACACCTCTCCGCGACGGCGATCTGGAAAGACCGGATGATGAGGCTTACAAGAACGCCTACTTCATCAACGCCAACAGTGCAACGGCTCCCGGAATCGTGGATGCTGACAGGAACCCTATCCTTGAACGCTCCGAAGTCTATTCCGGCGTGTACGGCAGGGCTTCCATCAACCTGTACGCTTTCAACAGCAACGGGAACAAGGGAATCGCCTGCGGTCTGAACAACCTTCAGAAGATCCGCGACGGCGAACCCCTCGGAGGCAAGTCCAGAGCTGAGGACGACTTCGCGACCGTGGATGATGAGGATGATTTCCTCGACTAACTGACAACCTAAGCAGGTGGCGGCATTACCGCCGCTGCCTGCGACAATCAAAGAAAGAGAGGCATTTATCATGGAATTTGCAAATAGCGTAGTAACTTTAATCGGCAACATTTTCAGCTGTGCCCTTATTCTGACTTTCCTTATCGGGCTGATCTTCGCGATACGCTTCATGCTTCAGGTCAAGAAGCAGGACAAGGAAGAATATGAGCGCAAGAAGAAAAAGGACGAACTCGACTACAAGGAGACAGAACTTCGATACCAGAAGCTCCTTGACGACAGGCACTAAACCTATGAGGGTGGCGGCATTGCTGCCGCCCTCTTTTCACAAGGAGGATAACATGAACACAGAAAATATCATCGATATAGCAATCAACTTCAATGACCCGGAATGGATCCTGAAGCATATCACAATAGCCCTTCAGCGCACCTCGGATGCGGATTTTGTCAAAAGGCCATGCGACCTTGAAGGAATCGAACAGTACCTGATCGTAAGAGGCGAACAGGATGATGCCTGCTATTCCGCAAAGGTAACATCCGCACTTCTCTCCAATGCGGGAATTGACGAAGATACCGCATGGGAAAAGGCGCTGGAAAACCTTTGTGCCGATACGCAGATCAAGAGCCTCGGTAAGATCCTCTCGGAGATGACCGGCGTCCCCTCTGAATGCGCTGAAGCCTCGACCATTAAATTCCATGTGATCACCAACTCGCAGAAATGCAAGGGTGCTTCAGCTATTATGAATCGGAAAATGCTCCGGGATTTTACCCAGAACTGCAGAACCAATATGCTCTTCGTCATCCCGTCATCGATCCATGAAATGATGATTGCGCCTTATGACAGCCGGTTCAAGCTGGAAGAGCTTTCAGCAATGGTCAAGGAAATCAATGAAACTCAGGTAGCACCTGAAGAAAGGCTGACCGATCGGGCATATATCCTCAGCCTCTAACAGAAAGGAAAACCAATGAAAGAATTGTCAATCGACTTAGAGACTTACAGCGACGTTGATATCTCCAAATGCGGTGCATACAAGTACGCTGAGTCTGAAAATTTTGAGATACTGCTCTTCGGTGTTTCCGTGGACGGTGAACCGGTCAAGGTATATGACCTTGCCTGCGGCGACACTATCCCGAAAGATATCCTTGCAGCACTATCTGACGATAGCGTAACAAAATGGGCTTTCAACGCCTCATTTGAGCGGATCTGTCTTTCCAACTGGCTGAAGCGACACCATCCGGAACACTTCTACGGATACAGCATCCCGGAAGACCCGGCTTCAAAATATCTGGATCCTTCAGCCTGGAAATGCACAATGATCTGGTCCGCATACATGGGACTTCCCCTCTCGCTGGAAGGAGTCGGCGCCGTCCTGAAATTGCAGGATCAAAAGCTGAAGGAAGGCAAAGACCTGATCCGGTATTTCTGTACCCCGTGCAAGCCTACAAAGGCAAACGGCGGACGCACCCGGAACCTTCCACAGCATGACAGCGAAAAATGGATCCGCTTCAAGGAATACAACCGCCGGGACGTGGAAGTGGAAATGGCGATAAAGAAACGCCTTGCAAAATACCCCGTCCCGGAACAGATATGGGATGAATATCATCTCGATCAGGAAATCAACGACAGGGGCATTGCCCTCAATATGACCGTGGTGGAAAACGCCATCGCCTTTGATGAACGCTCCCGCGAAGAACTGACCGTCGCTATGCAGGATATCACCAATCTTGATAATCCGAACAGCGTGCAGCAGATGAAGGAATGGCTCTCCGATAACGGAGTGGAAACGGAATCCCTGGACAAGAAAGCCGTGAAGGAGCTTATCAAAACAACGGATGAACAGGCGGTACAGGATGCTCTTATCCTCCGTCAGCAACTTGCCAAAAGCAGTGTGAAGAAATATCAGGCAATGCAGAACGCTGTCTGCAGAGACGGACGTGCCCACGGTATGTTCCAGTTCTACGGAGCGAACCGTTCCGGCAGATGGGCCGGTCGCCTGATACAGTTGCAGAACCTTCCGCAGAACCATCTCCCGGACTTGGAGCAGGCCAGACAGTATGTGATTGACGGAGATTATGAGATGCTGGATCTTCTTTATGATTCGGTTCCTTCAGTCCTATCAGAACTTATCAGAACCGCCTTCGTTCCCCGTCCCGGATACAAGTTCATTGTCAGCGACTTCTCGGCGATTGAAGCTAGAGTCCTTGCATATCTCGCCGGTGAAACTTGGCGTTCCAAAGTATTTGCGGAAGGAAAAGACATCTACTGTGCCTCAGCTTCTCAGATGTTCGGCGTGCCCGTGGAAAAACACGGCGTAAATAGTCACCTCAGGCAGAAGGGCAAGATTGCAGAATTGGCTCTCGGATATGGTGGTTCCGTCGGTGCCCTGATATCGATGGGTGCTCTCGAAATGGGTCTTCCGGAAGAAGACCTTCAGCCCCTTGTAAACGCCTGGCGCAGCTCCAATCCGATGATCACCGCCTTCTGGTGGGATGTTGACCGTGCCGTCAAGACGGCAATAACAAAACGGATCCCTATGGAAGTACGCGGTATCAAGTTCTTTTACAAGAGTGGAATGCTCTTCATCCAGCTTCCTTCAGGCCGCAGACTCTCTTATGTGAAGCCCCGCATCGGTGTCAATCAGTTCGGCGGAGAATCCGTCACCTATGAAGGTGTTGGCTCCACAAAGAAATGGGAACGCATTGAATCCTACGGGCCGAAATTCGTGGAGAATATCGTCCAAGCCATCAGCCGCGACATCCTCTGCTATGCTATGAAGACCCTCCGGCATTGCTTCATCGTCGGGCACGTCCATGATGAACTGATCATCGAATGCGATCCCCGCGTTGACCTGAAAGCCGTATGTGAGCAGATGGGCAGATCCCCGGACTGGATGCCTGACATCCTGCTTAGAGCAGACGGATACGAAACTGATTTTTATAAAAAAGACTGAAAAAGAGCCTCTTTCCAATCACGGAAGGAGGCTCCATCATTATATTTTTGCGAACTCTCTGAATATCTTCAGTAGTTCATTCCAGTATGGCGGATAATCATTGCTGCCGGAATATGATCTTTTTCGTTTATTTGTCAGACTTATATCCAAGCTCCACTGTGTTCCATCCAATACGCACGGATCAACAAAGCTCTTTTTCCACTCGTGCAAATACAGCTGACTATATAACGTATTAACTATCTTTTGCCATTTGGTAGGCGATATCTGGCGGTCATCCGGCAATTCATCATATGCAAGTGTCTTCTGAACTTTAACAACCGCACCCTTGTCATTTTTTCTTATCGTGATATCAGTGTATCCACCAAAAAAACCACCCACTGAAAACTTAATCGCCGTTACAACATCCCGGTAATCCTCTACCGTTTCAGTTTTCGGTGTCATCAGGATAGGTGCCGTTGCAAAATCCCTCTTGCAGTCATTACATTTTCTGGCCGGCATAGTTTCTACACGCTGACCATCAATCTCTACACTGCTTATACAACACCCGCCCAGAACCCACTTGCCTTCATCAAGCATCTTCTGCATTTCTTCACTGAATGCCGGATATCCATAAATGTATCTTGCGGTATTCTGGCTTCCACAACGCGGACACTTAATCTGTGCTTTCTTATTTCTCACAACGAAAGTAAGATTAAAAGGAAGGCCTTCTACTTTATCCTTATGCTCGGACATATCCAAAGTAATATGATTGGCCCGTGCCGCCTTAAAAAGTGCATCGTGAAGATCAAACAGATCAAATGTCTCCATATCATCATAGCCTGAAGCTCGCGCAAGTCTTCCCGTCGTGGTGACTGTTCCATCCTCACATTCTCTTAGATCTTCCACCAAGTATTCAGCTATTTCCCGTATATCTGATTTTGAATATCTTTCACTCATCGCTTTCCACCTCCGCATTCGCAAATCTTGAAGAGATCCGTGCCGTTGCATCAAACAGATCAACAGTCAATACGAAAGGCTCCGAAAAAGCATTCACGACAATTCCCTTCACGCCCTTCTCGTTATTTCTGGCCAAAACCATACATTCAAGAAAATGCTTCTGCACCTTTGAAAAGTGCTCACCATATTCACCCATATCCTCTGCCGTTGCAAATACCGGAAAGAAGAAATCGTCGCCATTCTGAAGAATATCCGGTACCAGTCTGACAAAATCCTTATTGGTAAAATCTTTGCCTATAAGTGAATCCAGATTGTCCCCTGCTTCTTTCACCGCCTTTTCTACTTCGGCATAATCAGCCTCACTTAAAATCGCATTGCAAGGTACCCACACAAAACTGTCTCGAAGAATAGCCAGAAGCGTGTACAGATTCTTTTCTGTCCTGTCATTGTTAAACATCTTCATTGCTTCCTTCAGAACAGTTCCGTCCAGAAATCCATACTCTTTTCTGTTAGTTGCTTCTTCAAATCTGTCAAGCACAGCCAGCATTTCTTCAGGAAGTCTTCCCCTACATTCCAGCTTGTCAATATCTGGCACTCCATAAAACGCTTCTGCGATACTCCCGGCAATGCAGGTAAGAGTATCGCAATCACCACCAAGAGATACCGCTGTCCTGATTACATCCTCGAAACTCGTTCCTTCCAAGAATGCTGTAATTGCCTCAGGTACAGTTTCCTGACAAGATTCCACATGATGATATGTCGGTCTAATCTCATCACAGGTTCTGGATAAATCATAGCCAAACTCTTTAATGATGTAGTCCTTGATCTCGTCTTTTGAAGCTCCGGTTCTTGCCATGAATATCGCGGAAGCCGTTGCCTCGGCACCCTTTATTCCTTCAGGATGATTGTGAGTCACCTCCGCTGTCAGCTTTGCGTATCGTCTGGTTTCTTCAAGGCTTCCATACAGCCATCCTACACTTGACACTCTCATTGCGGATCCGTTTCCATAGCTTCCGTAAGGATGTGGTTTCCAGTGATCGAATAGCCAATTTCTGAACCTTCCACCATAACCGGCATCAGGATATTTTCTTCCCCATATCCTCATAGACTTCGATACTTCATGATGAACCATGTCATCACTCGCATCTTTATCCAACCCAAGAAGCGCCTCTGCCACTGCGATGGTCATAACAGAATCATCTGTAAATTGTGATCCTCTGCTGAAAAGAGGAAAATCTTTTGTTTTATTGCCCCTGTCAAACTCATATGGGGCTCCAATCATATCGCCTAAAATTGCTCCATACATATGCTGCATCCTCCTTTGTTCTTGATGATGCAAGTATAGCTGAAAAAGAAAAGAGAGTGGTCGTTTGCCGCGCGACAAATTCCACTCTCCGAAAATCACTCTCCCAGTATCGGTTGTCCATATTTGAATAATGCGGCGTTTATCTCATAAATGTCATACACCTTGTTTGTTATGAAGTAGGTAATAATCAGATCGAACTTGTTACTCGGCGAAAATGCAATTTCCGCTCTGGCAAGCAGATCCATCATTGTCGGCATATCCAGTTCCAATGCTATCGCAAAAGCCACCGCTGTCTTTTTCTTCGGCTTATAGTCTTCCTTACATCGGATCCTCGAAAACACCTTGCGGTCTATGTTCGCCTTCTTATAGACTGTCACGTCATCCAAACCGCTTTCATCTATCAGCTTGAAAAGCCTCTGTTGAAATGTGTCGCCAGCGCTATCAATTACTTCATCCAGGCTTTTACCTGAAACATCCGGGAATGATGGTGCTGACGCTTCCGCATAAATAACATCACATTCTTCATTATCTTCTTCCGTCTCTTCATCTAAAGATTCATCAGGCATACCCAGAATCATTTCCGTAGATTCCAGATACCTTGCCTGCCGCATCCTGCGCTCATATCCATAATCTCCGCCGTATTCTTCTTCACGGAGTCTCTTTGCAGAATGTTCATCAATATACTCTTCAATATCACCGACCAGCTTGCCCGACAGCTCAAAAGCTTTCCGGTCAAACACAACCAATATTACCTTCACATCATGCGACAGAAGGAATTTATTGATCTCAGACAATGCTATTTGAAGAGCCTCATCTTTAGGAAAGCCATATACGCCGGTCGCTATCAGCGGAAAAGCAATACTATTACAAGATAGCTCAGCCGCCTTACTTAAAGCATTCGCATAACACGAATGCAGAATATCACGTTCTCCGTGGTTGCCATCTACCCATGCCGGTCCGACGGTATGAATGATGTATTTTGCATCCAGATGAAAAGCATCTGTATATGCCACCTGACCGGGTGCAATTTCACCTATTTCCTGCCGTTCCTTCAAAAGCAGCTTCTCACCTGCTGCCTTATATATTGCGCTATCGGTTCCGCTCCCGATAACAGGATTCGGATTAGCCGTGTTCACAATAGCGTCCGCTTTTACTTTTGTTATATCGTTTCTGATAATCTGAAACGGCATCCGAACTCACCTTCCTTTACTTTGGAATACGGCAAACACCAAGCCTGCCCCATATTCCCTGTTCCATTATTTCAAAGGCATCCCTGATCTTCTTTGCATGATCCTCTGATGCCGGTACAGCAAGATAATCCCTGACGGAACACTTCGGAAATGTAATCTTCAGAACATCATCGGCATCAACACCCGTATGTTCTTGAAGTTTTCCACAAATATCCTGAAAATACTTTTCTTCCGGCTTCCTGCATCTGTGGTTATAAATCAGAACGCTCTGTCCTTGTAAAACATAATCTCGCACTTCTTCGTAAAACGTGTATTTCACACTACGGGCAGATTTCTTTCCCACGGATTTTACAAGCATCCCGTTATCCGGATCAACAAATACAATATCCGCACTCTTCAGCTTCTTAAGAGCTCTTAAGTGCCACTCTGTTCTCTGCGAAACTGTAACAGGTTCGTTATAATAAACCGCCTCCGGAATGAGTTTTGCCTTTTCCAAGGCATCTATTGACCGCTCACCTCCGCAGGAAATATTCAATAGTCTTTCAGCAAGCGTCTTGTCGCATTGACGCAATTCTTCCGGAATCAGATACTTCCCGTCTTCCTGCTTGAATGTGCCATCAGCCTTCTTTTCGGCTTCAAGAGCTTCAGCCTTATACCAGTTCACACCAATAGACAGACCTTGTGTCTGTAGTGCTTTAAGCAAAGCAATTTTCCCATAATCGCCGATATCCCCGGCATATCTGTCCTGCATAGAATCACCAACTTATTCTGCTTTCATAGCCGTACCAAGAGCCGTTGCATACGCAAAATATCTTGCAGCAATCCCGTCCAGCTGTTCCCTGATCCGCGGAAACTCCACATTCAGATCAAGCGTATGAACACCTATCCTGTTTCCGCTCATCTTATAATCGTTATCGGGGTATGTTTCTTCATCCGTCTTCGCATAAAGCAGCATCCCGGAAATCTCATGCGGCTTATCCTTCAGCTCCACCTCTTTGTTTTTCACATAGGTGAAGATCTGATACAGGTTGTTGGAATAGATCGTCATCCGATCATAATGCTGCTGAAGTGTACTGGAATAATACTTCGCATCAATGATCAGCGTCTTTTCACCCTTCGTCAGCATGATATCCGTCTGCATCACCGGCAGCATCGCATCAATCCCATCATCCAATCCCCACGGAATCTGTGAAGCGCTCGCATCCAGTTCCTTGTGTTCCTGATTGTAGTATTCCAGGATAAACTTCTCATAAAGCTTGCTCATAAGTTCAGGCTTAATGAATGTTGCAAGCCTATAATCGCCGCTGTCAGTCGTAAGCAGCATACCCTCCAGCACCAACTGACAGATACCTATAAGCATACGGTAGGTGTTGTTATTCCGCTGGAATCGAACCCTTGACCACTGTATCGTTGTCGGATCGATGTCATCCACATTAGAGAAAAACAGCATCTCTTTTTTCAGATCAGACTTATGATCAGGGCTCACGTTCTTCTGTCGGAGAAGGAGCATAACCGTTGTCTTTATGATCTGATTCAGCAAATTATTCTCTGACAGCTCATCAAACTCACAGGAGATCACCTTTTGTCTGGCAAGTTTATTCTTGACGGTTCCATTGATATCTATTTTTCCGCGCAGAGTAGCAAGGCTCTCCGTCCGCTCTACATACTCGCGGTAAAGCCCTTGTTTTAACTGCCTGCCGATTCCCTTCGCAAGAATAGCAGCGAAAAGGTTATGGATGTTCTCGAACTCTTCCTTCTCAACATTTTCATAACCACCCTGCGTAAGCGGCGTAAAGGCATAAGACAGCATATAATATATGTTCTTAATAAGAATCGTCTTATCCTTTATCATTGAAATACTCCCTGAAGGATATTGTCCCAGCGTGTAACCTTATCCGGCTCATCAAACCAGTATTCCCTGAGCATAGGAAGAATGTCATAATTCACAACCTCGTGAAGCCATTCATCCGTACACACATCTTTTCCGCAGAAATAACTGTGACCGATACAGAATCCGGCTCCAAGGGACTTATCCTTCTTTATCTCGTTATTCAGATCCTTAACCTTCAGGATCAGTTCATTCAATGTGTCACTGTTAAGATTCTTCTGATACTGGATAAACCCATCCGAATCAAATCCCGGTTCCATATCAAAGAAGCTGAAACGGCGACGCAGAGCATAATCAATCATTGCAAGGCTGCGGTCAGCCGTATTCATCATTCCGATGATATAGAGATTTTCCGGTACCGTAAACGAAAGACCATTATAGGCCAGCGTGATTTTCTTTCCGCGATAATCCTTCTCAATCAGCATCAACAGCTCGCCGAAAATCTTACTCAGATTTCCACGGTTGATCTCATCGATGATGAAGAAATAATCCTTGTCCGGATGGTTGGCCGCCTTCTGGCAGAAGCGGTAGAACACACCGTACTTCAGCTCAAAACCATCTTCAACCGGCTTGTATCCCATGACAAAATCTTCATAGGAATAATTCTGGTGGAACTGTACGAACTCGATACGGTCATCATCCTTTTCCTTCATCATGGCATACGCCAGTCTGTTTGCGGAGAAGGTCTTTCCAACGCCAGGAGCGCCTTGAAGGATAATATTCTTCTTGTTCCTGAGAACGGCTGAAAGTTCCTCGTATTTCTGCTCTTTCATATAGACTTCATCAAGGAACTCTTCTTTAGAGTATGAATCAATGGCCGCCTCGCTGCGGACCGGATTATCTTCCCGGATCAGATCAATGATGAAATCATACTCGCCCCTGGTCAGCTTAAACAGGCTGCCGTTCGGATTGACGAAAAACTCCATCTTCTCCAGTTCCGGATAGCTCTT